AGCGAGATCAGGAAGAGCAACCTGGATCTGTCCTTTGTCACACTTGTTAACGCGAGCGACCACCATATCGCGGACCAAGCTTGTGTCCGAATTGATGGTAGTCTTGTAGTACTGGAACGTGCAGGTGACTGTGAGGGTTGCTTTGAAGTAATCTCCGGTCGCAGGCGGTTCGCGGACGATGATGACAATTGCTCCGTAACTCCAGAATCTTGCATCGCCAACCATCTTGCAATAAGACGTGCCTTCGGTTTTAGCTCGCATGATCTTACTGTCGCGAGGACGGACGCAGATCGAGCCGCTCTGACGGACGACTTTCGCAAGGTTCTCTGCGAGATCCTCGCCGAAGTTGGCATTGTTAGGGTCTGGGATGTTCGCCACCTGCACAGCGCCGGACGACGTGCCAAATGGTGCCACGCTGTCAATCGCCATCTCGAAGTTGTTGATCGAGTATCTTTCATGTTTAGCTGCGAGTGATGACAGTTCTGTCTCTAGTGTGTTGTCCAAGGGGATCGAAATAACAACTTTCCCGGCCTCTTCAGTGTCGACGAGCTCAAAAGTCACACCGATTTTCACGTTGTAGACACTCCCAGCGTTCTCACTACCAAAATTGGTAGTGTTGGGCTGGGTTGTGAAATCGGTGACAATCGCGTTAGTTTGCGCGGAAAGATCCATCTCAGACATTGGTAACTGCTTTATTTATTACGCCGAGAACGGTATGTAGTAGAAGAAACCAGGGTTGGAGGAAACTCCTATCGTCGCCTGCACTCGCTCGATGAAACGGATGTCAAAGTTCTCAAGCGTGCTCACTCTGAATGTCGCTTTATCACCCTGCACTGTAATACGGGCAAGCGTCGTGTTGATGGTCATGTTATTTGGCAAGGGCACTGAAAGCCCAATGCATTGAAGCGGCTGGTAGTAACCATCAGGTACATTCCATCCGAATTCAGCATAGACCGGGAAGAATCGGTCACGGGCTGTGAGATCCACGTCAATCGACTTCGGCAGTTGGATTTCAACTGTACGTCCCACGGCTGGCTGTGTGCTCCTCGCGGACTGCACATAGAACGTAATGTCAGCAGAAAGGGTAACTGCGAACTTGAAGGCGTCCTTTGGCCGGCTAATGAGCCCAATCGCCAGATTACCAGGTGACACGAAGCGCTTCTCATACGACGACTCATATAGCGTGAAGTACTGCACGTCCTGGATTGGCAACACCCAAGTATGGTTGTGCCCTGCACCGAACATTTTGATGTTAGCTTGTCGAGGTGCAAACCAAGCTGTTTTGCCGACGTCCTTCGTGGTCAGCGCAGCGTTACGCTCTGGGTCCGCGACATACGCTGAGTAAATCTGGCCGGATGCTAGCAACCAGTTAGAAGCGTCCGTGAGCTGAATAGTCGCATTGTTGATCGAATAGGCCTCAAACTTTCCAAATAGGTCCGAATTGTTCTCAAGCAGATCGTGGATGTCAGTGTTGAGGAACTCAACACCTGCGTTGTTGTCGCCTTCTTCACTCTGGCCGCCAGCAGTGCCGGGCTGGAAGAACTCTTCAGCATTGGTTGCCGTCAGCACTTTCCACTTGAACGCCGTGAGTTGGTCGACCGGATGCTCGATGGTCACAGGTATGGGTGGGGTGATGCGAATCACTCCATCCACAACCGCTTTATCGATAATGTTCATCTCGTAGTGGAAGTTTATGGCTTCGCGGGGCCGTGAGAGTATCACATCACCAGTCCACCAGCCGTTGGCCACATCGTACGTGCCTGCCGCCGGAATGAGAGTCGCTACGGTGTCCAATGTAGCGCCGTTATCTCCGAACGCTGAGCCCTTCTTGATCTGCTCCACGGTGACTGTGTCGGATGTCCAGTATGCTGGTAACGCAGAGGGAACGAAAATGTCTCCTGTTGGTGTTCCAAGATCCGTAGTGTCAAACAGCGCCTGCAAATTTGCAATTTGGCTGATATCCACTGCCGCCTCCCTCTTAAAGGAAAGCGGTATCTTGATCAACTCTCTACCTGCTGGTGGGCATGATTTATACCTGTCAGTGCCTGTAACTCGGTAGCGTGGTCTCAAAGCTAACGAGTAGGCTTCACGAGGTTTAGGTGCAACGTCGACAGCTTCTTGAGCCGGCGGTGGCTCAATAGCATGAGTCACCGCGGGCTGGTCAAGTGGTTGAGAAATATCGGCACCCTCCATCGCAAAGCATTGCTACACTTCTTATTTATTACGGCGAATTTGTGTAGAAGTGGAACACCGTATCAATTTTCGTCACTAAAGCTTTGGATTTTAGCTTGTCTGGTTGGTAAGCGTCATTCACTCTGCTGAAGTCTACCAGATAGCCCCACAACATCTCTATTTCTCCGAGTGTGAAGCCATAGGATTTGTAGTGGTAGAGATTGGCGAGATTCTGAGTCTTTGTCTCAACTGCTGTGTTGGTGAGTTGTACGAGATCACCCATTGCTAAACGCAGCTGCTCAGCACGCGCTCCGTCATTGATGGGTTTTGACAAGCACTTCGCCGCTATCCTCGGGATGTCAAGGTGCATGTCGTTTTCTGACACCACGAATCCGATGAACTCGCCGGTATCACCCAACTCGACTTTGAGGCGGTGATAACAGTCGGGCGTTGCCTTGATGTTACTCGCTCGGATCATTGAGTCGTCGCCCTGGAAAAGGGCTATGATCAGGTCGTCGAAACTGAACGACATTCCAACCAGTGCCATTGCATGCAAGGTGTTCGAGAGCAGCGTGTCACTCCGCCCTGACTGGAATTGTTGTTTCACGCTAACTTTTGAGAACCGTGAGCTAGCTGTCCAATAGTCATTCGGGGCCTCCAACATCATGATAACTTGGTCGGGAACTCCACACTTTCGGTAGATCGTACGCATCATATTGTTGACTGCAGTGTGCTTGCTTGTGTCCTGCTCACTGACGTCTGCGCTGAGGAACTGAGCATTCGCGCGTCTTGACATGCACGCATTGTACCGCCTTCTAATCTTACGTCTGAGGATACGCGGTGAATAGCCATACCCAAGAAACACTCCGGGCTTAGCGCAAGATACAATGCACTTCTCTACCCAAGTTATCCATGGTGCAGCAACGTGATGCACTTCTTTGGGCTGAGCTGAAATTGGTTGTCCGCCTTTAATGTATATCTCCTCACCGTCTTGCTTCGCATTGAGCCAAACATCCGCTCCGACCTTTGATTTAATCTGCTTCTTGTTGAAGCATTTGATCACTCCAGTCGACCCAAAGGTTTCGCCATAATAACTCAGGTCAGGTTGTCGCTGTTTAGCTGTAACTCTGAGCAGTGACTCACCTTTACAGGTCGATAGTTCAAGTTCGGTTGGCGGACGTAGCTCGTCAAGTTCGACGAATGTGTCGAGCCCATCCAGCAGCTTTTTAGTAAATGCTGGGTTGACAAGTTCTTTCGGATCTGGCTTACTGGCACCATACCTCTCAATAGCTGTTGCTATGGTGTGGTTAGCAGTGTCGAGCTGTCGGGTACCAAATCTTCGCGCCATCTGGACGATGTCCTTGCCTGGTCCCTCCTGTTCAATTATCGGCTGTGAGACATCGATGGTGAATTTCGCTTCTGGTTTGGGCTCGCGGTGTGAGTCCACACTTACTACATTGTGTGCGTCTACCATCATCGATTGGTTTCCGAGCCTTTCACTTAGAATTTGCCCAGGCACCATCGGGCAATTCATCGTCGCAATCGTGTAATTTCCGCGCTCTTCAGTCACATCCTCCCTTTCATTTGTCGCTTCCGCAAGGTTGTCAACAGGAACGATTTGGAAGGCCGCTCGAGCTTCGTTCACTTCATACTCGAGCGGCAGGACAAAATCCACTCCCTTCAAGTCAACCTTTGACTTAAGGCGCCCTAGGCGGTCTTTGAACGCTGTGTGTGACGATTCGACTGTGCGTATCTTTCGTGCGACATCTGAGCTGGTCGTCCTGTACGTTGGCACGCTAGAATCGCCATCAAGGCCTTTATAGGAAAGGCGGCTACCAACTTTCTGGCATTTGCAATGCAGATTCTCTATCGGTATGTACCGCGCGTTCGCTTCGTGGATGACAAACATGTTGAGTGTCTTCGTGTGGCGCGTTATACCCACTAATTTCTGGCCAAGGACTTTCTGGATAAGCATCTTCGATCCTGCGCTAACAAACAAGTTGAATGTTTTCGATCGCATCCCTTGGACACTAGCCACTGTCGGGTAACCACTCTTATGGGAACGGGCTGTGTCGAACACAGCTCCAAAGACATGATCGTGACTTTTCTCACAACTGCTTTCACAAAGTTTCGGTAGTTGTTGGTCAGAGCGTATGACTTTGACCTGCAAGCTGTTTACTATTCTACTACAGCTGAGGGTCTTCGTCGGCTCTTCCTTGTTGAGGTATGCCACGACGTCAAGTGGGGTGGCGTAAGCCACATTAAATCGTGACGGTGGCTTATCAAACTTCGTAGCTAGATCAAGGTCCGTTGGGGTCGATGTCGGTCGCATTTGTCGGCTATCGCCTATCATGGTTATTGACGCCGCTGTTTTCGCAAAGTATGGTAATAGGCGTGGGTCAAAGAGGTACACTTCGTCCAAGTAGAGATGGTACCTCACCGCCTTCCTGTCAATTATTGAGGTCCCAACACTCCAACTATAGGCCGGGTGTCCATGAGTGACATACTCTTTGGCCAGGGTCTTATTCGGAGTGATTATGATGTACTCATTCGGTTTCTTTATGTCCTTTGGCTTTTGGTGGCGATCTTCAATGAAATTCTTCATGCGTCGTGTTTTACCACTGCCATAGGTACCTTCAATGACTCTCACCTTCACTTCATCAGGGCAGGAATCGCGGGCGTCTTCCAGTATGGTGGCAATCTCACCGTGCAACTCCCTGAATCTTTTGTCTTTCTCACTCTTGAGATCCCTGATGAGTTTCGGCATCGCGCCCTTAAGCGCTTTGAGATCAACCGTACGAATCTCGAAGTCCATTTCCGGTGGCGGGCTCGTTGGACCGATCACTTCTCCGCTGTGACTAACGTTAACCGCAATACCATTGAAGGGCAGTTGGGCCGCGCATGGTTCTTGCGGGACATCAACCTTCACGCGCAGGCCATAGAATCGCCCTAGCTTCTTAGCATCGCGTATGGCTGCGTAACGCGAATACGAGAAACACTCACCGTTAGCTCCTTCATCGTCGACTTCACGGTCACCTTCACGCGCCACTTCTTGGTTACGGATGTCCGGATAGTCGACGCTCAGGCGGTAGTTATACCACCGCTCAAACATAGTCCAGAAATCCGCAAGAAAGCCTTCACGGCCAACGAAGTGGGTAGCAGCTGGCGGGGCTTCGTGCAAGGAGAGGATGATACTGCTGAAGAACTCACCCCATTTTGCTGCACGTTCTGGCGCAAAAGGGTTCGTGTCTGGTTGATCTGGCCCGTGCGCATAGACGAACTCATTGTCGTAGGACTTCCCATACACTACTATTTTCTTTTTACCATTCGGCTCTATATCTTGTAGTTCAGCCGGGAGATCTTCTATTTCAACTGTCCTCTGGAACTTACGTCCGGCGTAGTGCTCGTACCAATCGACGGTCTTTCTTTTGACTGGCACCTTCACGTCAGTACTAACCACCGATGAAGCCAACTCAAGTTCCTTAGGCTCTTCTTTCGACTTTTCGTCTTGTTTGTCTTCCGAATTGTCCGGCTTTTCATCCTTGGCTGGGTGCTCTTTTCCATCTTGGGGTGTCTCTTGATGCGTGGCATGCGATGCCGGTGTTTCATCATCATCATCATCGTCATCAGATTCATCACTGCTATCGTCACTCGAGTCATCGTCATCAGCCTCGGGTGCCGTTGGTTTTGGCTTCTCCTCCTCTTCCTCTTCTTCAGGTGCGGAAGGGGTAACGATGATACGCGGGATGACCGGAATAACTGTCGTTGCCGCCTTGTGGAGTTCCTTGATTTCAGTGACAGTTTTCGTGAAGTGTCGCCTAGTGTAGACGATAGGCAGCTTAGTTGTTGCTTTCTCCATGTAGAGCTTGTAGAGCAGATCCTTGCGCTCTTTCTCATCATAGACTGCGTCCAAATGGAAAATCTTCCCGTCTTTGTCGTCTCGCATCTCCACTACCTTGTTGTCATAGGCTTCACGCAGGTGGTGCACTGCTATACCGTGATGATCTTCTTTTGCCACGGTTGGTAGTGTACCAACTTTATATCTAAGCTGCGAGCAGTACGTGCGTAGCTTGCGCAGTGTAGGGATGTCACTGATAGCATAAGTTGTGAACTTACGGTCGCAAGCGTCATCAAAGGCGAGGCCAGCATCTCCTTCATTGACTGCAATGTCATCATCACAGATGGTCTTGACGTCTGCCACTTGGTAGATGGTGATAGTACCGCCTTTCTCATTGTAGTAGCGATACTTCCTCCTGATAGTAGTTTGCATTGGCGCCGGCCTACCGTCTCTGAGAATAACTTTCTCTCCAGTGTAGTTGTTGACACGTTGCACGCAATCCCAGGGAAGATCCGTATAGGTGAACATCCCTTTGCACTCACCGGGTTTATTGTGGCCATAGCTGGGTAGTGGCTCCTCCCCAGAGTAGGGTGACATCAAATCCGTACCTACCTCCGACTCTTCCTCATCTGGGAAGTGAGTCACTCCTTCGTCGCTAAAGACTATTTTCGGGAACTCATTGCGGAAGTTAACAGCGTAGCATTCGTTGGAAGCAGTTTCGGTTGGCTTCACCACGATCCAATTGGTGCAGAGTTCAACAAGCAGTTCGTGTGCTTCGCCATGCTCTAAGGTATGTTTGAAGTTCTGCAGTTTCACAATGACTTTGAATTTGCGGTACGCTGGCGTCGATCGCAGACATTGCAGCACTAGCAACTGGTTGTAAGCTAGGTTGTCCTCATGGGTGTCAAACCCAATGTCCGCGAAGACATTTGTGTTGAGTCCATCAACGCACTTATGGCACGTAACACTCTTCCGGAAGAGGATAGTGTGCCCACCTGGGAATGCTGGGATGACCCTACGGCCATAGTCCTTCGGGATGACCCAATGGGTACCTCCTCTAGATCTTTGCGTCCAGTATAGTTGGTCGTTGAAGGGCATCGCGCAGACATTGGTTGCTACGCCATCTATGCCCTTCATGATGGTTGAAGTCTTCTCATAGTTGTTGTACTTTTTGCCGG